TCATGAATCATATGAAACAGTGGATAGAGGCATATGAAAATGCTGTATGGGATGCTGATGAAAAGGCAAAAGGTGAATGGGTTCGTGTTGATGATGGAAGTTATCCTGTCGATTGCTTAGATAGCGGAGAATATGGCATACAGCCATATGCAAGATACCTGGAGGTGTAGAAATGGGGCGATTAAAAAACATGTTACAAAAAGCAGCTATAAGGTTGTTGGATATCAAGCCGGCGAACCCTAAAACAATAACAATTTATGAGAGAGATACATATGAAACTGAAACACTGCGGAATCGACTATGGTATCGCGGTGATCCAAATGAATTGGAACAATACTTTAAGAAAGTAGCGAAAGAATGGCGCGGATCTGCAAAAACAAAATTTTGGGCTGCTGAACCGTCAAAGGATAGCGCCATACGTAAGATGCATACTGGATTACCTAAGATGATTGCAAACAAACTTTCGGATATCGTAGTTGCGGATATGGATAATATAGAGCTAGACAATAAGTTTCAATCACTGTGGGATAAAATGTCAAAGGAAAATAAATTTCCGCAGCTAATTGGATCATGCATATCTGAAACACTTGTAGATGGTGATGGCGCTTTTAAAATATCAGTTGATACAGATTTATCACTTTATCCTATAATCGAATTTTATGGAGGCGAAAGGGTAAGCTATGTATACAAGCGAGGGCGATTGCAAGAAATTATATTTCATACGTCTTATACGCAAGATATGGCAGACTTTTGCTTACATGAACATTACGGCAGAGGATTCATTGACTATAAGCTTTATAATGCACGAGGCGATGAAGTGGAACTTGGTACTGTAGAAGAATGTATAAGTTTAAAACCACACAATACGTTTGCTGGAGATTACATCATGGGAATACCTGTGATGTTTTTTAAATCCGTAAAGTACAAAGGCCGCGGAGAAAGTATCTTCACATCTAAAAACGATGATTTTGATGCATTAGATGAGGTTGTATCACAATGGATAGACGCTATACGTAAAGGCAGGGTATATAGGTACATACCAAAAAGTATGGTTCCAAAAGACCCCAATACCGGAGAAACATTATCCCCAAATGTATTTGATAACGACTACATGGAAGCAGGAACAAGCCTTGCAGAGGATGCTAAAGAGATTGTTACATTATCACAAGCAGATATTAACTATGCGGCTTATGTAGAGTCATACGCAAGTTTCATGGATATGTGCTTACAAGGAGTTATTAGCCCAGGAACATTGGGTATAGATTTAAAAAAGACAGATAACGCAGAAAGTCAACGTGAAAAAGAAAAGGCTACTGTTATATCTTGTAATAAGATTGTTGATGCGCTTACTGAGGTCATCCCAGAAGTAGTGTCTGTATGTATGATGACTTATGACAATATGTGTGAGAAGGCCATAGGTGAGTATGAGGCATCTGTTAAGTTTGGAGAATATGGAACACCTACATTTGACAAAGTTGTAGAAACTGTTGTAAAAGCCAAGCAAGGCGGTGTCATGAGCGTAAAACAATCATTAAAGCAAATGTACGGAGATACATGGACAGAAGAGGAAATTGAAGAAGAATTAAAACTAATTAAAGATGATCAAGCATTAGGAGTACAAGAGCCTGTTATAAACGAATTTGATGATATTGATGGAAAGGTACCGACCGATGGTGATTACCAGTGAGCAAGAAAGAAAAGGATCCATACTCTTTGAGAGAAATATATAAAGAGATGGAACTAGAATTAATTGCATCTTTACGCAGAAACTTTTTAAAGCATAAAATGGAAGAGCAGGCGGCAGGCTTTAGTTGGGAGATGTGGCAGAAAGCTAAGCTTAGAAATATACATCAGTATCAATTAGAAAATAGTAGTATCATATACAAGTTTAAAGCACGTATCAAGAAAGCTATCGAAGATGTATTAAACCACTTCTATGATAAAGGGTATAAGTCCACTGTAAATATACCAAAAGATGGTAAAAATACAGCGGCACCGAATCAAAAGCCACCAAAGGAAACACAGTTTTTCGGCACTAATAAGAAAAAGTTGGATGCATTGATTGAAACATCAAAAAAAGACTTTGATAATGCTAATCATGCAATATATCGCAAAATGGATGATGTGTACCGGCAGACAATTTTTAAGACTGAGTTCCAATTGTCAAGTGGTGCCTTGTCGCTTGGCAAAGCAATAGATAATGCTGTGGAAAAGTTTTTAGAGCAAGGTATTAACTGTATAGGATATAAGGATAAGAATGGACACATCATACGCTATGTTAACATCGCAGATTACGCAGAAATGGCATTGCGTACAGCAAGTCATAGAGCAACACTTTTAGGCGAAGGTTCAAAGCGTGATGAACTAGGCGTACATCTGGTCTTTGTATCAGCGCACGCTAACGCCTGTAAGCTATGTTTGCCTTGGCAAGGTAAAGTACTAATTGATGATGTATTTAGTCATCCTAGCGATGATTACATCGCAAAATACAAAGGCAAATATGAGCTGTTGTCTGTTGCTATCAAAGCGGGGTTGCTTCACCCCAATTGCAGACATACGCTCGCAACGTACTTTGAAGGCATTACACGTCTTCCAAAGCCGCAAGATCCAAAAAAAGCATTGGAGAATTATAACAATGAACAACAACAGAGAAAATTGGAGCGGGAGATCCGTAAACGTAAGAGGATACTCGCCGGAACCGTGGAGGACAAAGACCGAAAAGAAGCACAGCGTAATCTGAGAATAGCACAAAAGAATCTAAGAGATTTCTTGAAGAGTCATCCTGAGTTCAAGCGACAAAGTAGGCGTGAAAAGATTTATGATGTTAAAAATATAAAAAACATGATGAGTTCAGAAGATAATCAAAAAGTGAAAGGAAATAAGATATCGGATGAACTAATGCCAGATATAAAAGAAGGCATAAGGAAAATGAACAAAGAATTCCCGTCTTTTAAGGAACTTGTCAGTAAAATAACATATGACCCTTCAACGGAAAAAGAATATGCATACAGCGAAACAGGAATAAATGAAGGAAAGGTATCTACCACTATAAAAGTAGGCAAAATATTTTCTGATAGATCAGCGTTATTACAATCCATTAGCAAAGATATAAAAAGTGGTCATACGTATAGCGATATGACTTCTAAGTCACTGATTGTGCACGAATGCACACACGCTTTAGAAATCAATTTGACACTAAAGGAAATGAAAATTGATGCAAAACAAGTTACAGATAGCCAGTGGATAGAATTCAAAAACAAATATGGATTTATTTCTGGCGAAATTAAAGAACAAGCTATGAAAAATCTTAATATTGAGTTTATGCATCCAAAGTGGTATAAAATGTATAAGGATCTCGGAAATTATGCAAAGATAAATAGTAACGAATTTTTAGCACAATGCATCTCGCAAGTCTTAACAACAGAAAATCCAAGCGAAATAGCGTTGGAAGTTTTTAAATTGTTGAAGGAGAGGATAAAATGATACCTACTGCATTTGAATATCCTGAATGGATTGATAACAATCTCGAAGAGTTAGCATTGAAAAAGGATGCTCCAGAAGATGTAAAAAAAGCATTTGATGAATGGGTTAATGGATTTAGAAGCCCATTTACTGATAAGAATACGAAAGACCAACCTGGCATGGATATCAGTGATTTACTTTAAGCACTCATAATGGGTGCTTTTTTAGTGGCAACCCCACAGGAGGAAAAAAAGAAATGAAATTTAGAAAGAAGCCTGTAGTTGTAGAAGCATTCCAGTTAAATGAAAGAGGTCTTGTAGGTGAAGATTGGTTCTGGAATGCAGTATCAGAAAATAAGGTCATTACACATGACTTCGGAAAATTCAATCAAAATCCAGCTTGGTGCGAAATAAAGACATTGGAAGGAACGATGATAGCAAAAGCCGGTGATTTTATAATCAGAGGTGTACAGGGTGAATTATATCCTTGTAAAGCCGATATATTTATGGCGACTTATGAACAGGATTTAGATAAGTGATGTGTGCCAACATGCATATGTGACAGTAAGTCATAGTTATTATGATAAAAATTTGAATTGCAGGGTCGTTAAATATCACGATACCTGCATTTTTTGTGGA